AATGAAGGGTTAACTAATCCTTCAGATTATCAAGTGGATGCTTTTGTAGACCACTTGGACAGAAACGGATCAACTCTAAAGTCTTGGACTTTTAGAGGGTTGTTCCCAACTGCTCTTCCAGGAATAGCATTAAGTTATGGAGATAATAATTCCATAGAAACTTTTGATGTGACTTGGAGATATCAGTATTTTGAAACAGATACTACTACATAAACAAATAAGTTATAAGGAAATATAATATGGTACAACTATTGGGATTCCAAATAACTAGGACTAAAGATGAGAAGGGAAGTAAAGGCACACAAGCCTTTACTATCCCATCTCCTGATGACGGTACAACAACTATATCCGCTGGCGGTTATTTCGGCCAATACTTGGATATGGATGTCACGGCCAAAAATGAAGAAGGCCTAATTAGACGATATAGAGAAATTGCCCAACATCCAGAATGTGATATGGCAGTTGAAGATATCATTAATGAGGTTATTATATCAGACGAAAGGGATACTTCCGTTTCTATATCTTTGGATAAATTAGGAATTAGTGATAATATAAAAACTAAAATTCGTAATGAATTTGATGAAATTTTATCTCTAATGAATTTTGATGAAAAAGGCCACGACATATTTAAAAGGTGGTATATAGATGGAAGGATTTACTTTCATAAGGTAATCGACCCGAGCAGTCCTCGTTTAGGAATAACAGAATTACGATATATTGACCCACGAAAAATTAAAAAGATTCGTGAAGTCCAAAAGCGTAGAGATGTTAAACGAAAAGGAATAGAAGTTATAGAAGAAACAGCAGAATGGTTTGTCTATAATGAAAAGGGATTAGGACCATCAAGTAATGTTGGTGTTAAGATTGCTGCTGATACAATTACATATGTTACCTCTGGTGTTATAGACCAGAATAAGAATTTAGTTTTAAGTCATTTGCATAAGGCAATTAAACCTGTCAATCAATTGCGAATGATAGAGGATGCTGTTGTTATTTACAGAATAGTAAGAGCACCTGAAAGAAGAATATTTTATGTTGATGTTGGTAATTTACCAAAAGTAAAAGCAGAATCTTATTTGAGAGATGTTATGGCAAGATATAGAAATAAACTTGTCTATGACGCTAACACAGGTGAGATTAGAGATGACAGAAAACATATGTCTATGCTTGAAGATTTTTGGTTACCTCGTAGAGAAGGTGCAAAAGGTACTGAAGTTTCTACATTAGCAGGTGGACAAAATCTTGGTGAAATTTCTGATGTTCAATACTTCCAAAAGAAGTTATATAAAGCATTGAATGTTCCTATTTCAAGAATGGAATCAGAAAATGGTTTCAATATTGGTAAGGCTGCGGAAATAACTAGAGATGAATTGAAGTTTACAAAGTTTGTTTCTAGGTTAAGAAAAAGATTTACCCAAGTCTTTAATGATATACTTAAAACACAATTAGTTTTAAAAGGTATTATTACAATAGAAGATTGGCCAAAAATAAAAGAACATATACAATATAGTTTCTTAAAAGATGGATATTTTGCAGAATTAAAAAATGCAGAAATTTTGAGAGAAAGACTTAATCTTGCAAATGAAGTTGGACCGTATGTTGGAAAATATTATTCAGTTGAATTTGTAAGAAAAAATATTTTAATGCAAACTGATGAAGATATTATTGAAATTGATAATCAAATTGCTAGTGAAATTAAACAAGGAATTATTGCAAGTCCTGAAATCGAAGGAATGGATGATACTGATAATAATTCTGAAATAAATATAGGAGATGAATAATTATGCCTGATGATAATGTAGTAAAAATGGTAGATTCTTTGGCAGATGGCGATATGAATGTTGCACAAGGTCATTTTAAAAATGCCTTGTCTAATAAAATTGGTCAAGCACTTGACGACAAAAGGCAATCAGTTGCCCAAGGTTGGTTAAATGCTGGTGATGAATTAGAAGCAACAAAAGACGCTGCTGGTTTGGATAAAGTTTCTGGTGCTGTATCAACACCTTTAGTTGCTGATACAAAAGAACCTGAAGCTCCAGTTCAACCTGATGAAGGAGAAACTGAAACTACACCTGAAGTTGAAACACAAGCAGACCAACCACAGGATGATAGTAATGAGCAGCCTGCCGTTTAAGAAATTTAAACAACAAATTAATGAACGCAGGTCTATTGGACCTGTTGGAGAAAAATTATCTCCAAAATTAAGGTCGGCGTTAAATGATGTTTATGCTACAATTAATAATACAAAAGGTTCTGTTATTACTAAAATAGACGGTATTATTAAAAAAGTAGCAAAAAAACACGGTGTTAAAGTTAATGACATTGAAGATTATTTTGATAACGAATTAATAAAGTAAGGAAAAGAAAATGGCTTTTGCAACAAGAACAATAAGGGATGATGATGTTAATACAATCATAACTGGCGATACTGCTGCTGGTGGTACCGTTGTAGTTCATTTAGACCATTCTGCCGATAGTGCAACATCCGCTGCTTTGGATGCAAGTGCTTTATCAGGACACCAAAATGGTGCTAAATTAAACATAACTAGAATATGGTGGGGATTGTCTGGCTCAGTAGAAATACAATTTAAAGGTTCTTCTACTGATACACACGCTATTAGACTTGCAGGTACAGGATATTATGATGG